GTGGACGCTGAGCTTCTTTTATTGCACGCACACGCCGGAATCGTACAACAGCTGCCGATAGTCCGACAGTACTTGGATGGTGACGCCCAATTCCACGGCCATCATCCACGTATTGCCTTCGTATATCTGCTCCACCATGCCATAGTCCACGGGACTGATCAACGCTAGCGCGGTCTCCCTGCGACACCGGCGCTCGCACTTCAACCCGTATTGGCTACCACAGCCTGGATCGTGGTGTTTCGCGTGGATGAGCTCATGGCACAGCGTGCAACGGCGCTGGCGCTGGTTGAGCCAGTCGGCCAGCAGAATGAGTTTGTGTCGATCGTCGTATAGGCCGCATATGTCACGGGGAAGGTCGCGTGACATGACTGACAGACCCATGGATTCCGCGTTCCGGTGAAGCTCCGCGATGGTCTTGTTATCCACATTCCTCTCTTCCGGAAGTATTGTTTTTCGAGAAGTACTTTTTGCTGTTTGTCAAGTTCTGCTTGACAGTTGGAGTGTCGTATGTGATGCTTGAATCAGCTCATCTACCGAGTTGTAGAAGGAGTCTCCAGGGTCGCTGCGGCGGCCCTTGCTTTTTATTGAACGCAATTCCCGTTCAAACTTGACTGATCATATTCTTTCAGAAGTTTGTTGAAGCTATGATCATGGTCGACGTAGTAGGCGGTGACCAACATGCAGTAGCCTCTGTCCTTATGTGGTTCCAGCACGACTAGATACCGTTCTGATTCAATGAGGATATATAACCTATCGCGGCCATGCTTATGCTTCCTCCAGATTAATGGCGCATCACATACCTCATAATGGCATTGCGGACAATCCTTTGCGTTGTCAATCGTCTTCCGTGGAAACCTGATCCGCTCACATCTACGCAGATCGACATTCCTCTCGCCGGTTGTGTAGTCTTCGACGCTGGTGATGTGGAAAAACCCAGCCCATTTTCCGTCGGTCTCCTCTTTCTGGCGGCGTACGGAAACTCTGAGGCCGTCGAATGATGGATGTGAATCTATGAAGTCATGTCTGAAGATTGCATAAATCCTATCCTCATATACGGCAAAGTCTTCTATCGGGGATTTGGTTACGAGCTCCGGTGTCCAATGCGGTGTCATGCGTTCCGTCCTTCCCAGACGAAGATGTTGAACTTGCGCGTGCCCAAGGTCGTTGACTGGGTGAGTCGGAGCTTTGATCTCATGCGTATGTAGTCGATGATTTCAGCTTTCGCGCCTGATGGTTGGGGGATGGTCGTCCGGTTCGCCCTGCATACGGCTCCGTTGATCACGTCGGTGATTTGCATCATTTGCACTTCGTCTGAACGGATTGGTTGCACTTTCTTGATGCATTCGTGGTTGAAGTCGTAGTGGCTGTTTGCTAGCACTTCCTCCAGTTTCTCGGTACGTTGCGCGGAGTGCGTGTCCTTGATGTCCACGTACACGTTGTAGGTGTTCGTGGAATCGAACAGCCTGTTCAGCATGGTGAAATACATCTTGTAGTACCAATCGTTGTGTGACTGGGACCATGCCTCATGATTCAGACGTGTCTTCTTGGCCACCAGAACACGGAACCTCATGTCGTCATCCAGGAAGAAGCAGTTCAGCAAATCCTTGTACAGGTCGATTTTCGGCATGCTGGCCTTCGTCCACTTCACTTCCGTGCGTGCCTTGACACCGTAACGTGCCTTGATCTGGAGAATATTCTCTGTGATTTCCTGCCTTTTATCCTTGGGGATAATGAGGGCTCCAAGGACCATCACGTCGCTGTCGTCATGTTCCAGATGACAGCTTTCATCGCAATACAGGTTGTATTCGGTCATTCGTGTTCCTTTCAATCCATCAATCGTCCGGCGTCTCGGCTTCGAGGCGTGCGTTCGGATCCCTGTTGGCGGCCACGTCATAGTCCTCCGGATGCGCGGCGATGCGATCCACCAGGTCATCCGTGACCTGGAACTCGCGCTCGCGGGCGGCGTAGGCTCGTGCGGCTTCGCTGGAGATTGATCCACAGGCTGCCGCAACCAGTGAAAGAGCGTCCGGAAGCCCAAAGAGTGGAGCGAGTCTGTCTAACTCGCTGATTGCCCAACTTCTTTTACCGAGTACTCGGTCGCTGATATAGCCTTTTGATCGTCCTTCAAGGGCCTTGGAGAGGTCGGCCTGGGTAATGCCATTGGCTTCCATTGCTTGGCTGATATATTTGCAAATCACCAGATCGGTGCGTGTTGTACTGCTGTCCATAGCGATGACTGTATTCGAATTTTCGGGAAGTTACATCTTTACGCTGTTCGGCGTGTCGAATTTGCCATACCGAATACTCGGGAGTACATTGAAAGCATGTTCACCGAATATCCGGTAAACGTCGAATAAAGTCCCGAATATTCGGGGAATGGAGGTGATGTGACAAGCAATGAATACGTGACACAGGCAATAAAAGTCAGGATGGCTCGACTTGGAATCACTCAATCCGGCGTCGCCGACGCAGTTGGAATCAATCGGGTCGTCATGAATCGATACATGCGCAATCAACGGGAATGGCCGATTCGCGTTCTCGACAAGATTGCTCCGGCATTGAAATGGCAAGACGGTCTTGACATCTTCATTGCAGCAAATTCAGAAGAAAAAGAACCGCAATCGACGACATCAACCAAATCAAACCATAAGCAACTGGCGCTCGCCGACGCATGAATCGAAAGGAGAATCCGAAATGAGCATCAACATTCCGGCCGAGACACCGGACGAATCCACGAACCCGATCTCCGTTGAGGAGTTCGAACGCCTGCACCCGGCGATGCTGGGCGCGATAAGGGAGGTTATCCGCGAGGAACTGGCCGCCTGTGAGGAGCAGCCGGTGTTCGACCATCCGCAGGACATGCTGCTGGGCGGTCCCGAGGATTGGCACCCGCGATTCAAGGTCACCCCGGCGTTCGGTGATGGCAGGTTCCTGCTGACCATTCAGCTCGGCGCATCGTACGGGTTGAGCTTCTACTGTGATGCGCATGATCTGCTCAACCTCGTGAATCTCGTGTCCGCGCAGGCTCTGAAGGAAAAAACATGATTGCGAATCTGGCTTTCGGACTATGCATCTGCTCACTGGTCGTCATTTCCATCCTGATCGGCATGAGCATCCTGCTCGATGTGTTGCTCTGCGCTGGCGGGGAAGTGGCTGAATTGCTTCTGATGCCGTTCTTCACGGTTGCATGTGGCTTCCTGTTCTTCGGGTGGCCAATGGCTTACGGGCATGGAGGAATTGTAAGGAGCATCATTCTGATGGCCATTACTGCTGTGACCGACATCGTGGCAGTGGTCGAACTGATTTTGTCGGTCATCGATTCCGTCGCAGGAACGAGATCGCGTTCCGCTTCAATCGGGAAAGCCTATGTGCAAGTCGGGTCTCGCGGAAATGCGTCAGCCGATACAAGGTCAGATTCATGCCGCGATCATGCTCCGGCTCCGGCAGGGGCTTCCAAGGCTGACGGTCGATCTTCCCCTGTACGCGGATGCGACGGTACACACGCCTGCCCAGACGCGTTGGCTGGAGCGTCCAGTGGATCACGAGAGCCACGTCATCGGAATCCATCCATACCGCAACCAGAACCGTCTCGCCGGGAGCGACGACATGAACGTTCGAAGGTTCCACGGCGGCGCGGTTGATTCCGTTGTCCTGGACGGTAACGATTGCAGCTTCTCCACCATCAACAGTGAACGACACGTTGAATCCATCGCCGTCCCCGTCGTTGAGAACGCTGAAAAGCCTATCCGGGGTACCACGGCCGTTATGAGGCGTCCACGATTCCAATCCATGCATGAGCATGCCCTGCACGACATTGTCATAGTCAAGGACGAACCATCCTGCCTGCCGCCGGTTGCGGTGCGGCCACCACACGCTCACGACAGCGGATACGACGGCGATGACCGCCGACGCCCAAGTCGCCCAATCACCAATTCCAACGGAAGAAAACATGAGAACGATTCTAAGGAGAATCTGATGAACAACGAAATCCGGAAGTTCGACTTCAGGGGCGCGGCATTGCGCACCTTGACCGATGAGGCGGGGGAGCCTTGGTTCGTCGCCAAGGACGTATGCGACATCCTCGGGACAGATACAAGGGACTTACACAAGATTCTTGAGTCTGATGAAATCACCAATGTGGATAGTATCCACATTGCTCAGAATGGCGGTAAAGCTCCGCTCATCATCTCCGAGCCTGGTCTTTACCGTCTTGTGATGAAGTCTCGGAAGCCGGAGGCGAAGGAGTTCCAACGTTGGGTGACGCATGAGGTGCTTCCCCAGATCCGCAGGACCGGCGGCTACATTCCCACCACAGACGCGGATGATGACATGACCATCCTCGCGAAGGCCGTGATGATCGGCCAACGCACCATGGAGGCGCAGAAGCAACGCATCGCCGAACAGCAGACGCGCATCGTGGAACTGGAGCCGAAAGCGCGGTTCGCGGACGCCGTAGCCGCGTCCGACGGCACGTGCCTGGTCGGCGAGCTTGCGAAGATGCTCCGGCAGAACGGGATGGACATCGGCCAGAACAGACTGTTCCGTCTTCTTCAGGCTGACGGGTATCTCGGCAAGTCCGGTTCGAATCGCAACGTGCCGACACAGCGTGCGATGGACCTCGGCCTGTTCCGCATCAAGGAGACCACCGTCACCCATGCGGATGGGCACACCACGGTCAGCCGCACTCCGAAGGTCACGGGCAAGGGGCAGCGCTATTTCATCGACCGGTACTGGGGTCGCACCCAGCCGTCGTTGGAAGCGGGGGCGTGATGGGTGTCTATGAAATACGCCGCCGCCAGCTGAGGAACGGATCCTACACCGGCGGCGACTACACCAGTGCCGTCAAGGCGGCAAGGCTTACCTACGGACTTGGCGAATCAACAATTTCGTCTCATCAACGGATTTATCCAGAAGCGTCATCGCATACGCGAGATCGTTCAATCCCTTCGCAAGCTCACGCTGCGAGTAATCCGTCGTCGAATTGGAGGCGTTGTTGAAATGCGTTTGCGCGGAATAAAACCAGCTTGTCGCATTACTCATAATTCTTCTCCTAACTGTTCGGCCCGCACGTCGGAAATGCGGGATGACACCGATTTTAGGAGGGGGCCGGGCGGTTCTCCTAACGCCGCCCGGCATTACACACGCAAAGGAGGCGCGTGATGGAAGACGATACGACGTTCGCTGCGCTCGCTGAGGTCCTGAAACCGATGAACACGACGAAGGACATCGCGGACCGTTGCGGCATCAAGGAGGGCACCTTGGCGTACTGGCGTGGTGCGGGAATCGGTCCGAAGTTCGTGAAGGTCGGACGGACCGTCATGTATCCGAAGGAGCCGATGATCGCCTACTTCAAGGAACACCTCTACCAGAGCACATGTGAATACGAGGGAAAGGAGTCGGCATGAAAACGATTCGCAAGGCCTGCGTGCAGGCAGTGTTCGACGAGTTCGAAACCCAGGGCGAAATAGTCCACCCATTCAAGGACGTGGATGCGGAGGCCATGAGGTCGCTCGGCCACATCGTCGGATACGTCGACCTCGACGTCACCGGTCTCGTGGACCTCATCATCGACACGATCAACAAGGAGCTGTGATGACACTCAGGAGAATCGACGCGGAAACGCTGCTGACGCCACCAGTACCGCCGAGGGGCACGGTGATCATGTTCGGTTTGACCGGCTATGCGATTCGCGTCACGGGCAAGGGCGCCAGCCTCATGGCACTCGACGTCGACGGAAGCCAGGAGCTGGCGAGCATCGGGAAAGACCAGGCAAGGAAATTCATTCAAAGCATCGGAGGCGCAAGATGACGGACAACGATTATCGCATTGAGGACAGGTTCGAAAAGGGAAGGCCGAACTACACGCTCAGGCGTTTGAAGTTCACGCTGGCCGTGGTCGGTCTGGTCGTGAGCGTGACGCTCATGCTCACCTGGCATGGCGGCGGTCTGACGGGCGCGCTTGTGGTTGAGGGCGTGTATCTGGCCACGGCCCTGTGGCTGACGGTCCGGTTCGCTCCGCGCGATGACGTGGATGGCGACGTCTGACCGTATCCGCCGGCGTACAAGGACGCGGACGGATGGCGGAGGCGTGGGGGTCCCTTCATCTCACATTGCATTTCACGCATGCACTCTCACGTCTTCCGCCGTCACGCCGTCCGCTGTGGGTTCGAATCCCGCCGCCGGCGCTTGGCCGGACCGTCAACGCCGCCCGCATCCCCGCCTCGTTCAGCTTTCTTGGTGGTGTGGGAACGATGGGCGTGCTTCTTTGCTGTCATGGCGCCCAGCGGTCCGGCTCGTATCAATCAATCTCATATCAATCAAGGTCAAGGGAGGAACCGATGAAGGAGATTCTGCCGCATTGGCATTTCAGTCCGAACGCTCCGGTCAAGGACGTCGACACGAAGAAGATGACGAGTGGTGACAGGGCGGTGGCCGGCGCGTGCCGTCGGGCGATGGAGACCGAGGCGTGGAAGGAGCTGGTGATCCTCGAATCGTTGGGCGTGCGTTTCAACGGACTGGTGGGCCGGTTCGTGTCCGAGGTCGCCATGCCGGTGTTGGAGGTGATGCCTGGTGACAGTTTCCATCAGGGCGCGAAGGCTCAGTTGTCGCACATGGTGAAGACCAGGGATGGTGGCGAGACCATCCGCATCATCAAGACTCTCGCCGTGAAAGGTAGGTTCTAATGGCTGGTGAGACGATTATCGCGGTGGTGGGCAATCTGACCGCGGATCCGGAGATTCGTACCACTGGTAGCGGCGCAGCCGTTGCCAGCTTCACGATTGCCTCAACCCCGCGCACCTGGAACCGTAACACGAACCAGTTCGAAGACGGTCAGGCTTTGTTCATGCGCTGCTCCGCGTGGCGCGACATGGCCGAACATTGCGCGCAAAGCCTGGCAAAGGGCATGCGTGTGATCGCCCAGGGCAGGCTGACGCAGCATTCGTGGGAGGACGAGCAGCATCAGCGCCGAACTTCCATGGAATTGCAGGTGGACGAGATCGGGCCGAGCTTGCGCTATGCGACCGCGCAGGTGGCCAAGGCGCAGCGTGGCACGGCTGGAGCGTATGGCAATCCGTCCTCCGCTCCGGCGGGCTATACGGGCGGGGCCACCGCTGCCGGCACCTCGCTTCCGCCGTCCGACCCGTGGGGTCAGCCACAGGACAAATCGACATCGTTCGGTGATTTCGGCAAGCCGGAATCCGAACCGGAATTCTAAGGAGGAATCATGGGCATCACCATAGAGGATCTGCGCGTCGAGGATTTGCATCCGAATCCGAACAATCCACGCAGGCAGGTGTGCGACGTGGCCGATCTGGAGGCGAGCATCCGCTCGCAGGGCATCAAACAGCCGCTCCTGGTCACGCCGACGGGAGAGGCCGACATTGACGGGCATGCGCAGTACCGAGTCGTCATCGGCCATCGCAGGCTCGCCGCCGCCAAACAGGCCGGACTCGCATCCGTGCCGGCCATCATCGAAAGGATGGACGAGCGACGGGAACGCGAGGTCATGCTGGTCGAGAACTCGCAACGCTCCGATTTGACGCCCATCGAGGAGGCCGACGGCTATCAGGGGCTCCTCGATCTAGGCGTGGGCGTCAAGGAGATGGCCGAGAAGACGGGACGCAGCGACCGGTTCGTGCGCCGACGGTTGAGGATCGCCCGCATTCCGCAGGAGACGCGTGACGTGGCGGCCGATTTCAGCCAGATGAGTCTCGACCAGCTCGACAGGCTCGCGGAATTCGAGTCCGACCCGGACATGCAGCGCGAGCTCGCCCGCGCCGACGATTTCGACTGGACCTACCAGTGGCTCTCCCGGGAACGCCGTAGAGCCGCATGGCACGACAAGGCGCAGAAGGCGCTCGCCAAAGCCGGAATCAAAGTCGAAAGCTTCCCAGACGGAAAGAACTTCTGGAACTGGCATCCGTACGGATACCGGGCCGGCCGCATGATATCCAACATCGAAACGGACTTCTGGACCTCGTTCACCAGGGAATCCGATTGGCCGTCCGCACGTGTGTACGAGAATTCCGCGTTTGCTGAGTTCTGCACGTACCTGCCGGTTCCCGCCGACGAGCTCGAAAAAGACAAAGCCAAGACCGACGAGGACAATGCCATCAAGGCACGAGGCAGGGAACTCAACCGACAGGCCCGCGAATTCGAAGCGATCGCCAAAGCCAACCGCACCACATGGCTGAAACACAACCTCCGCGCACTCACCCACGAACACGCGGAAACGGGAATCTGCAGGCTCGCGCTCGCTGACACGGTCGGCTGGAGGAGCGTGTTCCCGTACCAGTCCTACAAGGGCGAGGACGTCATCAGGGAGCTGATCGCGTTCGGCTGGAGCCTGCCGATCACCGAGCATGACGACGAGCACTGGTCGCTGGAATGCAAGGAGAACCTCGACTCGATCCGCATGGTGTTGAAGGACAGGCCGCTTCGAATCCTCGATGTTCTGGCCGCCCGCTGGGAGTCGAACATCGGCTGGAACTACTGGCGCCAACGGCATGGCGTGGACGATATGGGCATCTGGTACGACGTGCTGGAACGCATCGGCTACCAGGTCAGTGAAGACGAGAGGAAGGCGCTCAAGGGCGCATATCTCGGCGGGGGAAATGACGAATCATGAGTATGGAAAATGTGCGGAAGCTGCTGTACCAGGAATGGGACCTCGACCCATATGAGCTTCGCATCACGATGATGGTGGCGGACTGGACCGGCGATGACGGCAAAGGGTTCGCATGCAGCACGAAGACCATCGCGGCACGGCTGCATATGTCGGACCGCACCGTGAAGAACAAGCTCAAATCGCTTCGTGAGAAGGGTTTTCTGGAATATGGCAACCAACGTCTTGTGGAGGATTATGCGCCGAACCGTCGTCCGAAGGTGTATAACCTGCATTTCCCCAAGCGTGGGAGTGCACGCCGTGCACCCCAGAAACCGACAGGGGAAAACAGGGGTGCATATCATGCACCCCAAGAAACTGATGTGCAACTGGGGTGCACTTGCGGTGAATCTGCGGTGAATCTGGGGTGCACGCAGTATGCACACAATACTATTAATACTCCTAATACTCCTAAAACTATTGAGAGAGACGCGCGCGCGAGAAAACCAATCCCAATACCAGCCGACTGGAAACCCTCTGAGGAACACCGGGCGCTCGCCGACCGGCTCGGCATCGACTGCAGCATCGAAGCCGACAAATTCCGCGACAGGGCCCTCGACTCGGGAGCCCGCTCGGCCGACTGGAACGCGAAATACCGCAACTGGCTCATCAAAGGCAAGGAACGCGGATTCGCCACACTAAAGGATTCCAACGTTCGCCGACGGTATACGTGGGGCAGCGAAGAGGTGAAACGCGTAGTCGGCTCGATAGCCTGCGAGGGCACGGACACGTACATGGAGCTCGCATGCAAGGTCGCCGACCTGCTCAACCAGGGCGTGGACCCGGACATGCTGCGCCGTCAGCTCGCGAACGTGCCCGGCGACGTATTGGCCGAACAACTGTTCGAACAGGAGGCGGCGGCATGAACGCCATGACCATCGCACACATGGCCGGCGTCCTCACCTCGGCCATCCAGGCCGCCGACCGATTGGAACTCGACGCGCTCAAAGGTCCGGCGCTCGCCGATATGGACCTTGACCGCATCCGCGATATCAAACGCGACTGCTCGACCTGCATCAGCCTGCTCGACCAGTTCGGAAGGGAACAACGATGAGCGACCGGCAATTCCAGGAATCGAAACACGTCGCCTTGCAACGTCAGGGTTGGCATTGCATGCGTTGCGGACGCAACCTGCATGACCCGACCGTCTGGCCGGGCAGGAGCGGCCACCACCGGCAGTTGCGCCGTCGGGCCGACCCGACCATGCGTGACCTGCCGTGCAACATCGTCGAACTGTGCGGGTCCGGCACGACCGGCTGCCATGGTTGGACGCACGCGCATCCGGCCGAGGCGGAACGGTTCGGCTACATCATCCCGAGCTGGCGTGATCCGCTCAACGTGCCGATACGCGACTGGAACGGCGACTGGTGGTGGCTGTTGGATGACGGCACGGCGCAACGGCTCACGCAAATCGAAATCATCGAATGGCAAAGCAATTGGAAGGAAGAATCATGAGGAAACAGGACAAAGACCGGAATGGGAAGCCGGAGGCGCTGCTCTGGCTCGACTTCGAAACGACCGGCACGGACAGGAATGACAGTCTGCCGTTGGAGGTCGGCATGGAATGCACCGACGTGCTGGGCGAACATTCGTATGGATCCCTGCACCGCATCATCAGACCGGACTATCTCGACCTGTTGGACATGAGTCCGATAGCGTTCTCGATGCACACGGACAATGGATTGCTGTTCGAACTGTTGAACGGCTCCGCGCACGACGACTGCGTGGATGCTGTGGCGAACGCAGTGGAGGAGTATCTCGACTCGCTCTCGCAACGCTTCGCCCTGGTTCCGGCGGGCACGAACGTGGACTTCGACATCGACTTCCTGAAACGTCTCGACATGAACCCGGATAGGTGGCTGTCCTACCGCAAGTTCGACCTGACCACGCTCCGCCGCTACCTCACGTTCCTGGACTGTCCCGAAACCCCGTACAAGACGCATGCCGGCACGCACAGGGTACGCGACTGCATCCGACGCGACATCAACGACTACAAGTGGTACCGCAAGCTCCTGAAAGGAGCATGGTGATGACAGCGGTCTCCATGATGCTCCTGTGCGCCGTCCTGGTCGCTTGGATCGGAGGCCGGCCATGACGGTCCAGACGCATATGGCGTGGCAGTACCGGAATCCCGCCGACCTGATCGGCCGTCGATGCATCGCGCTCACCGGCATGGATGTCACGTTGGACGGCCCGTTGGATTTGATCCGGTTGAGTCCGGTCCACGCGGTCCTGAAATACCGGGGCATCGGCCTGCATGTCATCGACTGCGACCTACGCCACCATACTAACGAAACTTCGGACGGCATCCGCGCCGTCGTCATCACGGAAAGCAAACCATGAAACACACAAGAAACACCATCCAGCCGCACACCAGGAAATGGCACAGGACCAGCCCATGCCCATACTGCGGCACGAGAAAACCCGGCATCGAACCCTACGCCCGAATCATCGGAGCCACGATGCACTGCATCTGGATCGCCAAATGCCATGGATGTCCGAACGCCGTCTGGATCACCACCCCGGACGACGACATCAAAACCGCGATCCGCGGATGGAACCGATACGCCAACGGCGAATAGCGCAAACACCAGGAGGAAACGAAATGAGAAAAACAACACGCATCACACTCGCCATCACCGTCATATGCATGGCGCTCGCCGGATGCGGGAGCGCGTCGGAGCCTTCCACGCCAGCGCATGCGGTCAGGTCCATTGAATCGCAGTGCTCCCAGGACGAAGACGGAGACTTTCGTGAATGCGTCATCACCCTGAACGACAAGAGGAAAGTGGACTGCGTCGTCTACTCGGGCTACAGGAGGGGCGGCCTGTCCTGCGACTGGAGACATGTGAGCGGAGCCGACAAGGAGCCGGCAAGATGAGCTACCAGGAAATCCATGAGCTGTTCGTCATCTGCGACGAGTGCCACACACGCCTTTCCGTCGACGACGCGACCTACGAGGGCGCCGACAACGAGGCCGCCGACCACGGCTGGCAATGCGACGAGCTCCAAGGCAGGCACTACTGCCCGCTCCACTGGCACGTCGAATGCCATGACTGCGACATCACCGACAGTGGAGCGCCGGACGAACTGGAAGCCGCGGGATGGCACATCGACCGAGATTATCCATGCGACAGCCTCTGTCCGAACCACCGCCATCTCGCATGCCGCGAATGCCGCAAGTGGGATGTCGGACCGCTGCACCGGCTCGAATACGAGGGATGGCAGGTAAATGCAGACGATTTCAAGAAGAGCCTCTGCCCGGAATGCGTAAAAAACAAGAAGGAAACGAAATGAAAGTGAAGAAAGTCCTCATAGACATGATCGTCAAATGGCATCAGGCCGGATACAGCCTCGATGAGATCGCACCACTGGTGCCGCAAGTCTCCAAAGAGGAAATCAAAGCGATCATCCAACAACACCACGAGTAACAAGAAACCCGACCTTCCGGCCGGGCTCCTGGCATCACCACAAACCAGACTACACCCGCCGGAGGGAATCGAACAAATGAACGAACCAACCAACGAATCCCAACCAACACCAAACCAGACACAACCAGCACAAACCAACCAACACAAGCCAGCGCTCGCCGGCATGTGCCAAGTGTGCGGCGGGGAGTGCAATCTGCGCAATACGCTGTGTGACAAGTGCGATGCCGTAATGAGGGGATGGCTCCGCGACTATCCGTCATGGATCCAGGTCCTGCGCGAGTTTCTGGACAGCACCGCACATTACGGTGGCCATCAGCCCGGCCGTACCAATTTGGCTTCGGCTCCGACGCCGGTCAGGTTGTCTGTGATTGACCATCTGCAGGAGATCGATGATCTGGCTGTCGCTCTTTGGCGGCGGTTGTATGCTCCGCCGGCCATGCCATGGGCCGATAGCAGGATTCATCCGTCCGTGTTGAAATGCCTGAGTATCTGCGCGGATTGCAATCGTCTTTCACGATTGCCGGACATTGGTCTGATTTGGCATGACTGGGAGCGGTTGGCGCGCAAGACGCTGGGCATCATCGACGTGCCGCCATCCAAGCATGGTATCGGCAGGTGCCTGAATCCTCTGTGCGGCGTGGAGCTGAGTGCGGAGGTCGGCGCGGTAAATGTTGACTGTCCGGTGTGCGGCAACACTCATCGCGTGGTCGACGTGCGATTGGGGTTCCTGAAGGAGTGCATCGAATCCGGCAGGGCGTTCACGGCGGGGGAGTGTGCTGAGCTGCTGCGCGAATGCGGGTTCCAGTGCAATGCGAATACGATTCGCTCGTGGCGTAAGCGTGGCAGGCTTCAGCCGGCCGGTGAGAACGATAAGGGACGGCCATTGTACAGGCTTTCGGACGTGCATCGGCAGGTGCTGCGGCGCGATTCGATTTGACAAAATCGAAAGTGCAACGCAGAATTGTCAGTGGATTAGAGGGTTCAAACCGGGAACGGTTTGAGCCCTCACTTGTATCCACCAGGATTCTCCTAACTCCCTTGGGTTGCAGTCCCGTCCTGTCCGAACGGCATATCGGACACGCTCCGCCCACTCCCGTCAGAGTGGGCATACCTCAATGTGGCAGGCAAGCCAATCCCGTGCTTCCGTGATGCGGTGATGCTCAAATCCGCCTGCCGGTATGCCTTCGTAGGAATCAGTGGTAGATCGTACCGGCCGCGAGTCTTTATTGGATTCTCTTCCTTGTGGCCGCGTGTGGACGCGGGTTCGAATCCCGCCGAAGGCACCCATGAAACAAATCCGGGGTAGGGGTATTGACAATCCGGGAGGGGTATTCGCAGATGATGGGGAGCCCCTACAAGACACGGGAGTGTCCATATACGGGAGCCCCTATACCGGCATTCCAGCAAGCCAACGGCGAAGATAGTCGTCGGCAAATCCACGGCACCCCGGGGCTCATACATGCGGGGAGGCCACATGAGCAAGCGGCGCAACGAGCGTGTCAGCAACGGCTGGCGGCGCAGACAGCTCAGGGCAAGAGTCCTGGCCGCATACGACGTGTGCGCCATCTGCGCCCAGCCGGTCGACAAGACATTGAAGACACCACATCCGATGAGCGCCGAAGTCGACGAGCTCATACCAGTCTCACGCGGCGGTGATCCATACAGCTTCGCGAACTGCAGGCTCACGCACCGCAGATGCAACAGGATGAAGAGCGACAAGACAGACGAACACGCACGAGCGCTGCTGGCTGGCAGACAGGAAGTGAAATCAAGCTCGATGCCGTTCAAGACGTTCGGCATCTGACCCGATACCAGGGCAGGGTACCCGGTCATACCCCCTTGGGGTAGCCTCGGGTGCAGTGCCGATATTTCTCTTGAAATTTAAGCGTAACGGATTGTGTTACGTATACGTTGAATGAAAGGCGGAATATGGCCTTTTTCAAAGCGTCAGCATCTGACATAGAACGATTTAATAAATACTTCAAAAGCGCTGATCCTAGTAAATGTTGGGAATGGGACGGCGCTCATCATCCAAAGGGATATGGCACGTTCCGTCTGGCAAAGACATCCGTTCCGGCACATCGCTTCGCATATGCATTAACCCATAACATGTTTATCCCAGACGGGATGGTGATTGATCATATCTGCCACAACCGTTCATGCGTTAACCCAGACCATTTAAGAGCAGTAACAGTTCAGGAGAATTCCGAGTATCGAGTCTCCTGCAATAAGAACAGCAAATCCAGAATCCGCGGTGTTTACTGGCGTAACGACCGAAAAGCATGGCAAGTTGAGGTTATCAAGAACAGGAAGGCACACAAGAGAGGTCCATTCAAGACGCTTGCACAGGCGGAAGCTGTTGCAGCAAGATTGCGCGAAGAGCTCGGGTTCCTCACTGGTTTTGGAACGAAGGAAACGCAATGATCTGCGAAGTATGTGGCAGGCAATTCAGACCGAGCGGCAGGGGCAGCCAACAGAAATATTGCTCCGCGAAATGCAGACAGAAAGATTATCGGCGTCGGAAAAAGAACAGGCCGGCACAGGCAAGGAAAAGCAGTCCGACTGTCGGGACTGCGGAGACGAAACGGGAACCGGAATCCGACCTCGACCAGCGGAGCTTCGAACGGATGATGGACGGCAGCATGCTGGACATACTGCGAGACAACCGTGACCTGCTGCTCAAGGCCATGGCCGATCCCACGACGCCGGCGAACGCGCTGCCCGCGATCAGCCGCCAGCTCATCGCCGTATGCGACCGCATCGAATCGCTCCAGGTCGGTGGCCTGACCGACCTGCTGGACGATGAGGAAGACGAGGTGACGGACGATGTCGGAGCGTCGATTGTCTGAAATCGCCAAGGTCCTCCGCCAGCCGGAAGGCATCGTCGGCAGCGAGTTCACGCGAATCAACAAAGCCGCGCGCAAGGCCGGCATCCGTTTCGACTTGTGGCAGCAGGGCTTCTTGTGGCTTCTGTTCGCCAAGAACGCGGAAGGCAAGTATGCGTGTGGCGCGGACGGCGCCGTGCTGTCCAGCTGCAGGCAGATCGGCAAGACCTTCACCGTCGGAACCGCGTTGTTCCTCAAGGCGATACTCACACCGAACCTGAAAGCCATCTGGACCGCCCACCATACGCGCACCAGCGACGAGACATTCGCGGACATGTGCGAGATGGAGCACAATCCAGTGCTCGGCCGGTACGTGGAACGCATCCGCAGAGCGAACGGCCAACAGGAGATCACGTTCACGTCCGGCAGCCGCATCATGTTCGGCGCCCGCGAAAACGGTTTCGGCCGAGGATTGCACAGCGTGGACGTGGCTGTGTTCGATGAAGCGCAGATTCTCACAGTGCGCGCGATGGACAACATGATTCCGGTTTTGAACACGAGTCCTAACCCCCTGGTCGTGTATATGGGCAATCCACCCAAGCCGGGAGACCAGTGCGAGGCGTTCACGGAGAAACGCATGCACGCGCTGAACCATGACGGAAACCTCCTCTACGTGGAGCTTGCCGCCGACAAGGACGCGGATTCGGACGACCGCGAACAGTGGGCTAAAGCGAATCCCAGCTATCCGAAACGTACAAGCGAACAGGCAATCATGCGCATGCGCAACAACCTGTCGGACGATTCATTCCGTCGTGAGGCGCTTGGCATATGGGACGAGACCGCCACCGCATACGCCATCAGCCCCGACCTGTGGCAGGCCGCGGCCGTCGACGACGTGCCCGAGGGCGGCACGGTGAGCTTCGGCATCGACATGCCTCCGGACAGGAGCGTGCTGACCATCGGAGCGGCGCTACGATACGCGGACGGTTCGGCCATCGTCCAGATGGCGAACATCAAGGACGCGCGGCAGGCGGGAACCATGTGGGCCGTGGACTGGCTCGCCGAACGCTGGCCGAAGACCGCCAGCGTGGTCATCGACGCCCAGTCGCCCGCTATGAGCCTGCTGCCGGAACTGAAGAAAGCACATGTGAAGGTCATGGTCACGAACATGCAGGAGATGGGCCGCGCATGCGGCCGGTTCCTCGACATGCTCAAAGCCGGAACGCTCAAGCATCCGCGGGACGAATACCAGCCGCAGCTGGCCGCAGCCGTCAAAGGCGCGACCACGCGCCCATTGGGACAGTCCGGCGCGATCGCCTGGAACAAACTCGGCAGTGACATTGACATAACCCCGCTCGTGTCCACCACACTCGCCCTGTACGGGGCGTGCACGACGAAACGACATCCGGGAAGACGACAGGAGGTGATGGTCTGATGGTGTTCTACATGGCCGACGGCACTACGGTAAGCACGGCACCGAAATTCACCGGCAGCAGCTACCTCGATACCGCGAGCGGCAACATCGGCGCTATCCTCGGCGTCGACGACGAGGACATGCCCATCATCCACGAACTGTTGCGCGTATGGCGAGAGAAATATCCACGCAACCTGATCCGCGGAGCCTACTACGACTGCAAGGAACGGTTCAAGGACTTCGGAATCTCCATCCCGGACCAGATCAAAAACAAGGTCGAGGCGATGATTGGATGGCCGGAACTGGCCGTCCGCTCATTGAGCGATTTGAGCGACCTGGAAGGGTTCAGCATTTCCGGTGACGACACGATGGGTGTTGGCGACCTGTTCGAGGACAACCAATTGGACGTGGCCACGTCCGAACTGATCGTATCCGCATACAAGCATTCATGCAGTTTCCTGACCATCGCCGCAGACCCGGAGGATCCGGAACGAATCAGTATGATTCCGCGTTCCGCCGACTGGTCCGCGGGCATCTGGGACCGGCTCGACCATCGTCTGGCCGCCGCGTTGACCATCACCGAGGACGATAAGGACGGGCGGATATGCGCGTTCAACGTGTGGCTTCCAGGCAAGGTCTACGAATGCTCCGGCCACCTGATGCCATGGCGTGCGGAGAAAATCGAAACGAACTTCGATCAGCCGACGGTCGTCTCACTCGCCTATGACAGGCAGATGGACCGGCCGTTCGGCCACAGCCGCATCAGCCGTTCGCTCATGAGCCTTGTCGATGCTGGATTCCGTACCGTGGTCCGCATGGAGGCGTCTGCCGAATTTTATTCCGTCCCCAAACTCTGGTTCATCGGAGCGAACAGGGACGCGTTCAGCAGCAACACGTGGAAGAGCCTCATCCAGGCGATCAACGCGATCAGTGCCGACGAGGACGGCAACCTTCCCCAATTGCAGCAGGTGCAGCAGGCGTCCATGACACCCCATTCGGACATGCTCAAGACGATGGCCATGCTCGTCGCCTCGCAGACCCGGGTGCCGGTCGACTACCTGGGCATCACATTGGACAACCCGACCAGTGCCGAGGCCATGGCGTCCGCCGAACGACGTCTGACACGCATCGCAGACAAGCAGAACGTGGCCTTCGGACGGGAACTCAAACGGGCCATGGGCATCGCCGTGGCGTTGCGCGAAGGCGCGAACACGATACCGGACTCCATACGCGACGTGCACCCGGTATGGGCACCGACAAGGGAGGTCTCCGATGCGGCGCGCGCCGACGCGTTCACGAAGATCGCCGACAAGGTCACCGGCTACGCCGACTCCGACGTCGGACTCGAACGCCTCGGCCTGAGCCGTGAGGAAATCACGCGTCTACGCGCCGACCAGCGCAAGGCACGCGCGCAGAACGTCGTGGACCAGCTCAAGATCCGCGCGGCGCAAAACAGCCAGCAGCAGGAGGCGTCAGATGAATCTGAACAATCTGAATCTGCCTCCGGAACGCCGCAAAGCATTGGAACAGGTGCTTGACCAAGCATGGAAGGACTACCAGGACAACCTCACGAACCTGACCGACGCGGCCGCCGATGAAATCGAGACCGTACTGGAACGCGACCCGTTGAACGCGCGCGAAACGGTGCGTGAATACACGGCCGCGGCCAACCGCCTCGCCGACGACTATTATGCGACGGTACGCACCGCATGGGCCGAATACGCTGGCGTGACCATGCCAGACTTCGACCCTGGATCTGACCTGGAACCGGAACGGGTACTTTGGCAGGTCCAAGGCGGCTTCGCCAACACCGACTACAACGGATTGACCTACTCGCAGGTCATGGCAGGCCAGGCACGATCCGGCGCGACCATCGACGACCTGTGGCCATCATTCTCGAACATCGACGACGCGCAACAGTTCATCACCGACATGATCCGCACCGGCGCCCGATTGACCGAACGACGGAACATACGACTCGACCCCACGAAACCAAAATGGGCGAGAGTACCAAAAGGTCCCAAAACATGCGCGTTCTGCGCCATGCTCGCCTCACGCGGCTACGCATACACCAGCGAGGAAGCGGCAGGTGGCAAAGGCAACATCTACCACGCCGACTGCCATTGCCAACCCATGCCGAACTGGGGCAAACAGGTGCTCGCCGGATACGACGAAACCGCATACAAAGCCGAATACGAGCGAATGAAAGCGCTCGCCGACCGCGAATACGATGGAGACATTCTCAAAGCGTACAGGAGCTCTCCCGGCGTGTGCACGGATTCCGTGGTCCCCGAAGCATTGAAGAAGACTCCGGGCCGTCCGCCGAAGTTCGACGCGAAGCATCCGTTCAGGACCTTCCTTGGAAGCGGAAACCTGAGGGATGCGGTCGTGGGGACGAATCCGATGTTCGATGAGGGTCCGGAATACAGGAACAACTGCCAGCGTTGCGTCGTCGCTTACGAAATGCGCAGGCGAGGATACGCAGTCACCGCGATGCCGAGGCCGATGGATCCCAGGACAGGACTTCCGGCCTTGGACACGGACACTAACCGGTGGGGAAGCTCCTTTAAAGGCGATTGGCGGTCTTGTGGCTCCGATTCAGGTCTTGATGGCGCTTCGGCGCTTTTGGATGAATGGGGCAAAGGCAGCCGCGCGTTCGTCGAAGTGGAGTGGCTTGATGGAACGAGGCATGTCTTCGTCGCGGAGAACCTGAAAGACGGGATACATTTCATGGACCCGCAAACCGGGTCGATGAACGTGTCAAGGTATTTCGAAATGGTCAACCATGGCATGACACGTATAATGAGGGTAGACGATGCGGAACCTACTGAACTGGTGTTGAAATACTGCAAGGAGGGCCAGAGATGATATTGACGGATGCCATCGGCCTCGTCCTTGCCGAATATCCCGGCATGAGGGCGATAGGCGCTGCGGAAAATTCCGACGCATGGATCATCGGCCTTGATTTCGCCGCTTCGACCAGTGAACATCCGGTACCTGGAACGCCAAGCATCGCGGTCGATAAAACATCAGGCGTTTTGCATAGCCTTACTCCTGGAACGGATGAATTCTGGCATTACATGACCGGTGCCAGGAAAGTGCCCATCCCACAGGTCTGAAATCATTCCAAGCCACCCACATGGGTGGCTTTTCTTATGCCATTTTTGGTGGATTGCCGGAGTAGACGAACGGACCCGACTGTAAATCGGGTGCTTCACAGCCACGCAGGTGCGAATCCTGCATCCACCACTCGACCAGCCGGTCCGGTTGGCGGCGACCATGCGCCGTATCGCGTGGGAGGACCATACAGCGCACCGTGGCGCGGTCGAACTCGAATCCACGGGAAACAGCAAGAAGGAGCACAGCATGTTCAACAGATTCCGATTCCCGGCCCGTATCCGTCTCATCGACGGCGGCGGGGACGAGGGCGGTTCCGGCGATAGTGGCGACGGCGGCGAGCCGAAATCGTTCACCCAGGAACAGGTCGACCAGATCGTCGAGAAAAGGTTGGCGAAGGAGCGCGGCAAGTACAAGGACTACGACGAGCTCAAATCAAAAGCCATGAAACTCGACGAGATGGAGAACACCGGAAAGAGCGAAATCGACAAGCTTAAGGAATCGAACGCCGCATTGCGCAAGCAGATCGACGACGCCGCGGCCGAGAAACAGCACGCCGAATGGGTGTCCGAAGTCGCCAAAGACAAGGACGTTCCGGCCGAACTGCTCCGCGGCGGCAGCAAAGAGGAACTCGAAGCGCATGCGGACCTCCTGCGAGCGGCATTGCATCCAGCATCCAAGCCGCCGAGGGTGAAGAACCAGACAGGCTCTCCTTCGCACCAGAACAACAACAAGGACGCCGAAGAGCTCTCGTACATCCATCAGCTCCTCGGCAGATAACGACTGAAAGGACAAGCCATCATGGCGATGAAAACAGACCAGATCAAGCTCCCCGTGAGCGTGGCCACCGAAATCGTGAACAAGGCCAAGGACACCAGCACCATCGCGTCCCTGAGCCCCAGCACGCCGCAGATCTTCTCCGACGCCGACTACCTCGTGTTCAACGGCAAGAGCGAAGCCGAGGTCGTGGCCGAAGGCGCGGTCAAGAACAGTTACGAGCAGACCGTGGATTCCGTCGTGGCGAAGCGCTTCAAGGTGCAGACTACCACCCGCGTCACGAGCGAACTCCAGTGGGCCGACGAGGACAACCAGCTGCAGATCATCCGCAGCATCCAGGCGGATCAGGCAGCCGCTTTGGGCCGTGCGCTCGACTACGTGATCTACCATGCGATTAACCCGAAGACCGGCACCGCGCTTTCCGGATTCAACCCGTTGAGCACGTCCGCCGTGCAGGTGACCGCCGGCGATGACGAAATCAGCAACGTGGACGCCCTGGCCGATGCGCTGAACGACTCCTACGACATCAACGGCGTGGCATTGTCCAAGACTTGGGCGTCCCGTCTGCGCAAGCTGCGCGTCCCCTCCACCGGCATGCGCTTCTATCCGGAGATTCCGCTGAACCTGCAGGCCGGCAGCCTGGACGGCATCACCGCCGCGACCTCCGGCACCGTCAACGGACGACTGGCCACGACCCCGACGAAGGTGCTCGCGTTCATGGGCGACTTCTCGTTGATCAAGTGGGGCATGGTGCGTGATCTGACCAGCGAGATCATCGCCTACGGCGACCCGGACCAGACCGGCGTGGACCTGAAGGCCCACAACCAGATCGCATACCGTACCGAAGCGATGTACGCGTTCGCCGTCATCGACCCGAACGCGTTCGCCGTGCTCAAGACCAAGTGAGGTGAACGATGAGTTTCCCCATCCAGACGCTTGTGATCAACCCTGCAGGCGAGGAAAAGCACACTGTCGGCCCGTTGGACGCGCAGGTGCGGCTTGTCAACACCGACGGCACCGCCTTCTCCGCCGGTTCCGGTGCCTACGAACTGCCGGAGGCCGGCAAGGACACCCTCGGCGGCATCAAGCAGTTCGCGCCCGAACAGACGATTGGCAACGTTGACGGCAACATCGTCAAGGCCGCCGCAGCCGCTCCGACCAAGGATGAATTCGACAAGCTCGTCACGGCTTTCAATACTTTGGCGAAACAGTTCGATGACACTATCACCGGCCTCGCGGCCTCCGGGGTGATCAAGCTGCCGGACAAGAAGTGACCATGACGGACGAACCGGACATGTTCGCCACCTCCGACGATCTCGAACGGAGGTGGCACAAGCTCACCGACGAGGCACGTCAGAAAGCCGACACGCATCTCGCGGACGTGACCGACTACATCAAGGAACGCTCGCCCATCTGGTGGCGGCTCCTCGAAGAACGGCCACGCCTGCTGACGAAGATCACCTGCGACATCGTCCGCAGAATCATGCAGGCCGACCCGTACGACATTCCCGGCGGCATCACGCAGATGAACCAGACCACCGGCAGCTTCAGCGAACAATACAGTTTCGGAGCGCCCACCGGCGATCTCTGGCTGCGCGACGACGAGAAACGCATCCTTGGCATCAACGCTCAGCGCGCGTTCAGCGTCGACATGACAACGGGGGAGACGTCCTAGTGGAAACCATCGAAGTGTGGCGCGGCCAGTCCACCACCGACACGGACGGCAACCCCATCCAGGGCAAACCCGTCCGCGTCGGCACGTTCCAGGCGATGGTCGCGCCAACCTCCACCACCGACCAGACCGAGGAGAACGCCAGCC